AACCGCCCACCGCATTTACAAACCAAAACAACCAAAGAAAGCACCGTCCAATGTCCAAAAGCGAAAATGATTTAGTTATGCACCTGATAACGCTGCGTATATCCAGGATGCCTGATAGCGCAGGAAGCCCAGCTGAATGGCTGGCGATGATGTTCCATGAAAAATACGAGCGCCTGGCGCCGTCGTTCAGTTATAGCACCAGGGAAGCCAGCGCCAAACCTTGGGAAGACGTCCCGGAAAACAATAAAAAACTGATGATTGCCGTTTGCCAGGAGTTTCTTGACGAAACAGAAGAGGACATTAAGCCATGAGCGAAACCATTGACCTTATGACCGCTGAAATGAAGCGACTTTCATACCGCCTGGATTGTGAAGAGCGCCCCGAAGGGGAAGTTTTCTTCGCGGTTGTATCCCTGGGGGAATTTACCAACCAAGCCCAGGCTGAAGCCATCGCTTTTGAAATGCACCAGGTCATCACCCGTGCCTTTCTCAATGCCGGCGCTCAGCAAGTCGTCCCGAATTAGCCATGTTCAATAACGATAAACGCTTTGATATTGACCTGGTGAAAGGCCAAGCCGCCGAAAACACCATGGCCAATATCCTGCTGGCGGAAGCCGGGGGCAAAGTCGAAGTCAAAAGCGAACGCCTGCACTGGAACACGACCGGCAACGTCGCCATAGAATACCGGTACCGGGGGAAACCCAGTGGCATCGCCACGACCGAGGCCGACTTCTGGGCGCTGATGTTCTATGCTGATGACGAAGCCCTGGTGTTCAGCCTGGTTATCGCCGTTGGCGTCCTGAAAACAATCTGCCGGACCTATTACAAAGATTTGGCCCGGCATAAAGCTGGTGGGGATGACCGCCAAAGCATGATGCTGTTAATACCCATAGTCGATTTAGTTAAACAATTACAGAAATGGTGATACATGATTGCAAGCCTTTTAAGAAGCCCCAGAGGGGCAGAGCCAATGCACCCGGCCTTCATAGCTTTTATGCGCGAACAGATGCTACAGCGCGAATACAGGCAGATTGAGGGTATGCCAGATGGATGGTTTGAAGTTGTGTTAAAGTCCATTATAGTCAATTTCCAGGAAAACGCCCTCGCGTGCGTGCGCGTTATACCAATGCAGGAGATACTAAAACCATGAATACAAGAGGTTTCCCCGAATGCTTCACCGGCGGCGATACGGTAAAAAACAAAAACGGGCTGTATCACGCCAGCGTTTTCTGCGATGATATCATCATCTGCACCCTGCAATTTGCGCCGGCTGGTTTTAAAACGGCATACCAGGCTATCGACGCATGCTGCCATAAGGCCTGGGAATGGGTGGACGAGCAACAAAGTGTAGTGGTGTCTGATGTCAAAAGTAATTAAATTACCAAAAGTAACCCCAGGAATGGCCCAGGCCTTGTTAAACATGAAGCAGGGCCTGGACGGCTGGGCGCATCTGCGTGGTGCTTCGCAGTATGGCGGCTACAATTCAACCCGGGGCGCATTGCTGTCCCGTGGCCTGATTGCCCCGGTACGTGGCGAAGGTGACCAGCTGACTGAATTGGGACGCCAGGTTGCCGATGACCTGGACGACTGGCAAAAATAGTATTGACCCAATACCGTTATCCATTACGATGCTGTTTTCACGTATGGAGGATACAATGACCGCAAAATTTACCACACTGGTTATCGAGACTGTTAATTCAGAAGGCACAGAATGGGGCATCAGCTTCAACGGGCCAAACCCATTGCCTACCGAATACTTCAAGATGGCCAGTCAACACGACGCCTTCCGCCTGGACGCATTGCTGAACGGTGGAACGCCGGAACAGTTTGAACCATACCACCCGGAAGCCGGTCCTATTGACCTGCACGACCGCCGCCTAAGTTATTAATCAACCACCAACCAAGGAAAAGACAATGAACGAAGACCCAAAGGATATGCCTGCAGATTTAACCGAGGCCGAATTTGATGCTGGTGTTGCTGCCCAGGCCGCCACAGGTGTCGCAGGTGATGACATCGCCTATGCCACAGAACAGGCAACCCCAGGCGTTGAAGCGCCAAAGGTGACCCGTGACCTTATCGAAAGCAAAATCGTAACAGTCCTTTACACCCGTGCCAGCGAACGCATGACCATCTGTTTGCTGACCCTGGCCAATGGCTTTGAAGTTATGGGCGAATCGTCCTGTGTTTCAGCTGAAAACTACAACCAGGAAATAGGGGAAAAGATTGCTTATGAGAATGCCCTGAACAAAATCTGGGTTCTGGAAGGCTATCTGTTGCGCGAATCGCTGTACGTTGCCCAGTTGATGAATGCTGAAGGCGCCTTTATCGAGGCATTCAACCGCCGCACAGAAGCCGTCAAAGCCCCGACCAATATCCCTGAAGGGGTCGAGGCCATCGAAACCAGCACCATCATCCATGATGAACCGGCGCCAAACCAAACCAACAACTAACCAAGAGGGTAATGATGTCCAATCAAAAACCAACAACACCACAACGAGTAACCGGCAACTATATCAAGGTTGACGAGGTTACCCCCAAGCCAGGTTCACAGCATACTGGCGTGCAGATTGACCTGAATATCAAAGCGCAGCCAAACCACCGGTTGCTGGGCGTTATGATAGGTTCACTGTTAAGCACGGTGCGTAACTCGATATTCAAAGGCAATGACATGGCCTGGTATCTGTTTATGGATGCTGTGATGATGGAAGCCACAGCTGCAGACGTTGAATTTGCCAAGGGTAATGACGTTGTTGTCCCACGCTTCAAACCCACCATTGTACCAATCACGACCAAAAAGGGATAAACCCATGCAAGTTAGAAAAGACCCCAAGCCAATCCCGCCGGCCGAGGCTGCACGCCTTGCCCGTGAATCCGCCCTGGCACGCCAGGAAAGCGTCATCGTCAAACCCGTTGCTGAAGGCGTGGATATGGTCAAGGTGAAAGCCCCGACCATTTTATCCGATGCCGAGAACCAAGCGCTTATCGAGGAAAACCAGGCCAGCCTGATTAATTCGGTTGCCAAGGCGCACGGTATCCCACTGACCCGGCCAGAACCAACCAACCAGTCATCAATCGAAAAGATGCGGGAACGTATGAAAAATGCCGAATACAACCCATCGGGCATTGATGCCGTGGTTGCGGATAAAAAATACAGGCCAGCTACCACCCAGGAAGACCCACGCATGGGTCACAATAGCCGGTTGCCGGCATCGACCCCGTCCAGCGTTGGCGGTGTATCCGGTGAACGCCTTACCCAGCTGATTGAGCGCGTCGAGCGCCTGGAAGAGGACAAGGCCGGACTGGCCGATGACATCCGCGACGTTTATGCTGAAGCCAAAAGCGCCGGCTATGAAACGAAAATCATGCGCCAGCTGGTAAAGCTGCGTAAGATGGACCGCAACAAGCGCCAGGAAATGGAAGAATTGCTGGATTTATATAAATCAGCCATCGGCCTGGAATAATGGATGAACCGATAACCATAGAACATTTGATGATGGCGGCCAGTGCGGTCGCCATCATCAAGAATATCACCGATAAACCAACCCCAACCAAAGGATGAAAATGTCACGTTTAAAATCAAAAGGTATGCTGTCAATGGCGATGGCCTTGGTCGCTTCAGGACTGGCCAATGCCGGTAATGCCATGCCAATCATCGCAGAACGACCACGTATTGCTAGGGTCCAGGGAAACCTGAACGACCGCAGCAAATATATCCCGGCCGGCCCACGTCGCAACGTACCACTGGGGAACAGATAGCCATGGATATGACCGCAAGCCACAGCCTGGCCGTAAAGAAAAAGTATGAAGTCCACCTGCACAATGGTAACATGGTGCCTGTTGAGGCTGAAATTATCGGTTATGATGACCGTGGATGTCTGGTGTTTGGTACCATGGTGCCTAAGATTGCCACGCCAAAGGACCAGACAACCGAAACCATGAAAACGCTGTACACGTTTGCACAGTGGGATTACTTCAAACAACTCTAACCGTGAAGGATAACGGTACCATGAACGCCTGCCAATTAATTTTAAAGCACGGTATCCACGGCGAATACAGCCTGGAAGTCTATGCAAGCCGTACAAATCGCGTTGCCTCAATTCCCCTGGGCAGCGACGAACACGACGCCCGAAACAAGTGCCAGGCCATTATTGCCGCATTCCAGGAAGCCGATGGCATTACCGACCAAACCCGATAACCTGACGGTTGAAGAGCAGCTGTTCTGCCTGGAATACCTCAAAGGGTTCCAGGCAGGCAAGGCTTACAATGCAGCCACCGGCCGGGACGTTAAGCCGGCAACGGCCAATAGTATTGGCTGTCGATGGCTGAAGCTGCCGCATATTCGCGCCCACCTGCAATCATTGACCGACCGCAAGCTGGCCGATGCCGATGCTGAAGTCTCGAAAATGATTGACGAGGTTGCGCGTATTGCCTTTTTCAACCCGGCCGACATTATGACCCTGGACGAATTAACGGGCCAGCCAAAGATTGACCTGAAGGCTGCAATGGCCAATCCGCTGCTGATGCAGTGTTTAAAGGTTGAGTTTTCTATCAATGTCACTAAGGATGGTGATAAGATACCCGTGTATAAAGTCACGGTGCATGATAAGATGGACGCCCTGGACAAGCTATTCAAACTGAAGAAACTGTACACCGGCGAACAGGAAGAAACAAAACGGGTCATCAATATCTATGCTAATTTCCCAGCCCCAGGTTCCCAGCGTAAACAGGCAGTTGAAGACCTTACTGACGTCTACGACCACGACCCCACCCAGAATTGAATTTCCGTATGAACCGCACCCAGGCCAGCGCCTGGTGCATGAAGCATTGGCACAGTACCGATTCGTCACCGTCGTGGCGCACCGGCGCTGGGGAAAGACCGATTGCGCTGTAAGTAACCTGGTCATCGCTGCCCTGGGCGATACCAAACCAGACCCGATGTATGGCTATATTGCCCCGTACCTGAAGCAAGCCAAGCAAATCGCCTGGCGCAAGCTGAAGAAAACAATCACCGGGATGTTTGGCCACCAGTGGAAAGCCCAGGGCATCACGAAAAACGAACAGGAATTGTGGATACAGCTGCCATCCGGGTCGCGCATCCAGCTGTTTGGTGCTGATAATGCCGATGCCATGCGTGGTATTTACCTGGACGGCGTTGTCATTGACGAGATTGCCGATATGAAGGGCGAAGTATGGAATGCCATTATTCGTCCTGCCCTGGCTGACCGTGCCGGCTGGGCGCTGCTGATTGGAACGCCGAAAGGCCTGAACGAATTGTACACGTTCTACCAGCGCGGCCTGAATAACCCAATGTGGAAATCCCTGATGTTCAGCGTCACGCAGTCCAAGCTGCCGTGGTTGCCGCCATCTGAAATCCGCGCTATGCAGGAGGACATGACGGAAGCCATGTTCCGCCAAGAAATGCTTTGTGACTTCCAGGCATCGAGTGACGACGTGATATTTAAGCTAGACCTTCTGCACAAATCGACCATGCAGCAAATGAAAATGGACGACATCCTTGGAACCGCCAAGGTTATGGCGCTGGACGTTGCTGGTCCTGGGGCGGATAGCACCTCCCTGGCCCGACGCCAAGGCCTTATGCACTGGCCGCTTGAGAAGTTCAAAGGCCTCAACACCCCGGAAATCTGCGATATGCTGGCGTCCCGGATGCTGGAATGGAAACCGGATGCGGTCATTGTCGATAACGGCCGTGGCTTCGCTGTTGTCGAGGAAATGCAGCGCCGGGGCTTCAGTAATGTTTATGGCGTCGACTTTGGTGGCTCTGCCATCGCCCCGCATTATGCCGACAAGCGCACAGAAATGTTCTACCGCGCCCTGAAAGCCCTGAAGGCCGGTGCGAAAATTCCAAACGACGCAGAATTGTTTGCCGACCTTTCTGCCCATAATGCGTTCTTGAACCGTCGCGGCAAATTGAAGGTCGTCGAAAAACAAATTGTGAAACAAAAGCTTAAACGGTCACCGGATAAGGGCGACGCCTTTATTATGCTTCATGCCTGGGATGTTATACCCCTTCAAATCAATCCTTTGCAAAACACACAATCTGGTGATAGGCTTGGTGCAATCGTCAACGTGGTGCATCATCAGGTCATCGACGCTGACCCATACGCATAAGCCCAGGAGTAACGCATAATGTGTTCTAAGCCAAAGACCCCAGCACCCCTGCCGCTTCCGCCACCACCACCAGCTGTTGCCACCATCGTCGACCCTCAAGTCGTAGCAACACGAAGCGACGAAGTTAAAGTCGCCCGTGCAGCTTCAGGTCGTTCCGGCACAATCCTGGCCGGTGACCTGTCTGGAACGGAAGACCCAAACACCACTAAAAAGAGCATTCTAGGCTAATGGCAGTCCCTGGTCACATCATCGGTAAAGTTCGATTCGGCTTGTCGCCAGACGAGCAGGAAAAGCTGCTGGACATCGCTATCAAGATGTTTGCCGGCTGCAAGAATGAGCGAACCGATTATGAAGGGGACTTCCGGGTATTGTCTGAAATGTTCATGCCGAATGGCCTGCGCCTGGAAGACAACGCCAAATCGACCCGCAATAAGTGGGGCAAGATTATCAATAACACCGGCCTGCGTGCCGTTCGTACCGTTGGTGCGGGTATGCAATCCGGTATGACCAGCCCAGGCCGTCCCTGGGTAAAGCTGGGCATTGAAGACTTTGAAATGCAGGAAGACGCCGAGGTCAAGGAATGGCTGGAATTTTCCACCCAGCGCCTGCTGACCGTTTTCCGCCGGTCGAATATGTATGGTGGAAGCCATCAGTTTTACAAGAACATTGCCGTGTTTGGTACCGCAGCTGAATTGCAGCTGGAGGACTTTGACAATGTCATGGACTTTACCAACCTTTTAACCGGCAGTTACTGGATTGGAAACAATGCCAGGGGCCGTGTTGACCGCCTGTTCGTTCGTCAAAAATATACCGTTGTCCAGATGGTGGAAAAATTCGGCATCGATAATGTCGACCCATCTGTCAAGCTGATGTACCAGCGCAATGACTTCTTCCAGACTGTTTATGTGAACCTGGGGATTTTCCCCAACCCGTATTCAAAATGGGCGCCAAACGGCGAAGTGCTTATTGCAGCCAACCAGAAGCCGTTCGTTTCCGTGTACTGGGTCGATGGCCAGAACGCCAAACGCCCACTGAAGACATCAGGATTTAATCGTTTCCCTGGCCAGGTTGCCCGTTGGGACCGTGCTGCAGACGAAGCCTATGGCAGCGGTTGTGGAATTGTTGCCCTGGGCGATACCCGAGCGATGCAGCTGAAGGAACGTGAAAAAGCCAAAGGCCTGCAGAAAATGATTAACCCGCCCGTTTCAGCCCCGTCTGAAATGCGCCAGGGGCAATACCCAATTTCAGGCCTGCCAGGCGGCATCACTTACCGACCACCGCAATCGGCACCGGATTCCGTGCGTTCCATGTACGAAGTGAACCTGCCGCTGCAGTACCTTTCCAATGACATCATCCTGGACGAAGAGCGCGTCAATAGCGCGTTCTATGTCGACCTGTTTATGATGATTTCCAATTCCGTTGACCACGACAAAACAGCGTTTGAAGTCGCCCGGATGAACGAAGAAAAGCTGCAGGCACTTGGCCCGGTTACCGATTCGCTTAATAACGAATACCTGGACCCGAAAATTGAGCGTGCCATTGAAATTATGATGGACGCAGACCTGTTGCCACCACCACCACCGCAAATCCAGGGCAAGGCGCTGAAGGTCGAATACATCGGCGTCCTGGCCCAGGCACAGCAGATGGTCGGTATCGGCGGCATTGAGCGTTTCCTGACGTTTACCGGCAACGCTGAAAAAATGTTCCCGGGCATGGGTGCGCTTGACCAGGTCAATATCGGCGCGACAATCCAGGAAGTTGGAACCATGATTGGTGTACCGACCCGATTACTGAATGACGATAACGCCATTAAACAAATCCAGGACGCACGCGCCCAGGAAATGGCACAGCAACAACAAGCCCAGACCGTTATGGCTGGCGCTGATGTCGCACAAAAACTGGGCAGCGTCCCAATGGGTGAAGGTAACCTGTTGGAACGGTTCGCCGGCCAGGCATAAGGAGACAAGACAATGGCAAACGTAGCAGGCGTGTTCAACGCAAACGGTAATTCGACCACAATCATCGTATCCCATGCGAAGTTATCTGTGACTTTGTGGGGCGTGTATAACGCGATGACGATTTTACAAGCGTCCTATAACAAGGGCAGCACCTGGGTCGATGTTCAGCAGGTTCTTGTCGGCCGCACAATTATCGAGGAAGCAGAACGTGGCGTGTATTACCGCCTGAATTGTTCTATGTTTGTATCTGGCCCTGCCAATTACCGTCTAGGAACGAGTGAAGTACAATGACAAAAAAGACCATTACCAATATCGGTGACCCGGACCAGGTAAAGCAGGCAGCCAAGACCGTGAAGGTCCTGGACGAGCGCACCCGCAACGGCATCATCAAGATGGTGAATGACCCTGATTGCCTGTACGTGCTGGAAAGTTTCCTTGCCGATGCCCGTGTGTTTAACGACAATTTCCACCCTGACCCATACGAGAATGCCTTCAATGGCGGGTTCCGTTCCAGCGGTTTATGGTGGCTTTCAAAAGTCATGTTGCACGCCCCGCAGTTTTTGACTACAATGTCCACAGATAACGATAGCCCCATGAAAGCGCAATAATGACCGGAACAGCCACCACAGCGAATACAGCCCCTGCAGCCACCCAAACTTCGGCACCTGCAACCACGGCCAATCCTGCGGCTACCACGGCACCAGCTGGTACTACAGCTGCGACCGCTGACCCTGCGCCGGCAGCTGAAACAGCTGACCCACGCCAAACATTTGCCGATAGCTACAACGCTACGGCAGGTAAACAAGATTCCGCCACTGACGCCGCGCAAGCGCCAGCTGGTAAGGAACCTGGTACGTCCGAGGACGGCCAGGCTTCAGATGGTAAAAAACCCGACGAGCAGGTGAAAGACCCTGCAGCCGAGGGCCAAACCGAAGAGGGTAGTGAACAAAACGCGCAAGCATACGAGCAGTTCACGCTGCCGGAAGGTGTGGAATTGAATGCGGTGGCTTTGGAAAAAGCAACGCCAATTCTTCAGAAATACAATATGCCACAAGAAGACGCGCAAGCGTTGGTCGACATTGCAGCTGAAATGGTATCCAAGGGTACCCAGGACGCTACTGCCGCCCACGAAAAGCTAGTTTCCGAGTGGCATGACCAAACTGTTGAGCAGTACGGTAAAGAAGGTGAAGCCCAGTTTAAGGAAAAAGCTGGCCTAGCTAACTCTGCCCTCAAGAAATTCTTTTCCCCACAGGAAATGGGTTTATTGGATGCTTACGGAATTGGGAACCTTCCCGGCCTCTTTGGTTTAGCCCTCCACGTTGGTACCATGATGAAGGAAGACGGGAACGTACTTTCTGGCAATGGAACAGGCGGGGCAGGTGAAAAAACCCTTGCAGACACCTGGTATCCTGACGAGCCTAAAAAGTAACCCCTCTCTCCTGGAGATTAAAAAATGCCTACTATTGGAACCAATTACTTTACCTTCGCAGACCTTGCGAAGCGTATGGACCCGAATCTAAAAGACGTCGCCGGCGTAGTTGAGGTTTTGTCGCAATCAAACGACATCCTGAAATTCTTGCCGTTTACAGAAGGTAACCTGCCTACAGGTCACCGTACAACATTGCGTGCCGGTTTGCCGACCGTTGGTACTCGTCGTATCAACCAGGGCGTTCTGCCATCCAAATCCAAAACCAAACAAGTCGATGAAGGCACAATGCTGGTCGAAGCTTACTCTGAAGCTGATACCGAATTGCTGCGTTTAGGCGGTAATGAAGGCGCCATCCGTGCGTCTGAAGACGTCGCAACCTTGGAAGCCATGAACCAGTTCTTTGCTTCCATCCTGTTGTACGGTAACCCTGCCCAATACATCGACCGTTTCCTGGGTATTGCCCCACGTTTCAGCAGCAAGTCTGGTGAATATGGCGCACAAATCCTGGATGCCGGTGGTACAGGTTCCGACAACACATCCATCTACCTGGTTGGTTTGGGTGAAAACGGCCTGCACGGTATTTACCCATCCGGTACAAACGCCGGTATCGAGCGCAAAGACATGGGCGAACAGCTTCTGGAAGACGCCGGCGGAACCCGTCGCGTTGCCAAGGTTACTCGCTTTGTATGGCACGCTGGTATCGCGGTTAAAAACTACCGCCACATCGTTCGTATTGCGAACATTGACGTGTCCGACCTGGCCACGTTCGGTTCCGGTTCAGACGTATCTGCCAACCTGTTGCGCCTGTTAATCCAGGCCACCAACATTGTTCCACAGAACAGCGGATATAACCTGAAATACGTTATCCTGATGAACAGCACGACCAAGACCTGGGCCGATATTCAGGTAATGGAAAAGAAAAACGGCGCCTTCACCCTGAAGGAAATCGAAGGTAAAGAGTTTATCTCTTTCCGTGGATGGCCGGTAATTCTGACCGATGCTATCACTAACGCAGAATCTCGCGTGGTGTAACCCAAGTATGTCGACGACATTGATGTCGTCGACATAGCCTAACCCCTTCCACTCTATGGAGTAATTACCATGCTTATCGATGACCAAATCACCTTTTGCACCGCCCAGCAAATCCTGGCAACCGGCTTCTCTGAAGACGTTGTTGACCTGGGTGTCCCTGGCCAAGGTGCGGGTAACGACCTGAACGTCCTGGCATTCATTTCCCAGGCGTACAACAACCTGACGTCCCTGACTATCGCCCTGCAATCGTCTGTCGATGCTGCTTTCACTGCCCCGAAAGCACACCAATCGATTACCGTTTTGCTGGCTGACCTGTACATGGGCAAAAAAATCGACCTGGGTGTTATCCCTGGCGACGCTCTGCGTTATACTCGCTTGGCATTTACCGTAGCCGGCACAGCGCCGACAACCGGTCGTGTTGATGCGACAATCTCGCCGTTCGGCCGCCAGTCCTTCGTCGGACAACCATAATCCTGATGGAATCCGTCATGCGGATTCCATCTTTTCCCGCAATTCTTTGGAGTAAATCCTATGAAACTATTTAAAGTTATCTACGAAGCCGGTGCTTTCATCGACAATTTCCACTACGGCAAAGATGAAATCGTTGCTTACGATGATTCCAATGACGACGAACCACCAATGTGGGGCGTTGAGGTGGATGAAACTGGCGAAGAAGTACGCACTGCGACTTCCCCGTTAAGCGAATCCGCTGATGCTAAAGCTGAACGCAAGGTCCGTGCCGCCCGTGGCGCTGCCCAGGCATTGGCTGATAACGCATTCCGCGACCAGAACACAACCCCGCAAGAATTGGCCAAGCGCATTTCTGCACCAAACCCAGGAACAGCCCAGGCCGTTGCTGCGAATAAAGTGCTGAACGAAGCCGCTGACCAGGTCATGCAACACGACGCAGAAGTGGCCGCAAGCCAGGTTGCTGACGTTGCTGGTATCGAATCCGGTGTTACACCAGAACCTGCGACCATCGCCAACACCCCAGAAGCTGCACGCGCTGCCCAAATCAGCGACGCCCTGGGACTGCTGGACCACGGTAACGATGCTCACTGGACACAATCCGGTCTTCCAAGCCTGGACGTCCTGAAGACTGCCCTGGGTTATGATGTTGCCCGTAAAGAAGTCGATGCCGGCTTCAAGCGCGTGGTTAAAAAATAATCTGCATACCGCAGTTTTATAACTATTGAACCTGGTGTGGTGCCTGGACTAAATTTGTCCTACACTGCACCAGGTTTTTCTTTTTGGGGGCTACATGGCACAAAGCAAACTAGACATTTATAACTTCTCTCTGTTTCAAATTGGCCATACCCGCACGGTAAATTCCCCGACGGAAAACACCATCGAGCGCAAACACTGTGACGCTGTCTATAATCAGCACCGCCGGGCTATCCTGGAATCCAGTAAGTGGGCATTTGCCAAGACTTTCATTAAGCTGTCCCTGACCGGCAACGTAACGCCAGACGGCCGCTTGGAATATCATTACCCAATCGAATGCCTGAAGGCCCTGGAAATTGTCCGGTCGTCGCCACGGGTACCAAAAATTCCTTTTATGACCGGTTCTATCCGGGACATTGAAACCAATGAAGAGCGCCGGGTTATCTGGACGAATGCGCCCGATGCCGTTTTATTGTGCATCCGGGATGTAACCCTGCCATCGATGTTTACCAGCAATTTTACCCAGGCGCTGTCATACCGCATGGGCGTCGACCTGGCCACTGTCCTGGCCAAAAACTCGTCGAAGTCAAACGATATGTTCAAGCTGTACCAATGGGCCATGGACCAGGCTATTTTGTCCGGTGAAGTGGAAGCTGAAGATGAACCAGAACGCGATGCTGAATGGATTGAACAGGCCTATGATACTGAAATGTTCAGCCCCAGCTATTCCAAACTGCGCCAGGGGTATTAATCATGGGGACGAAAAAAACATACCGCGCCTTTTCTGCAGGTGAATTAGCTGAAGATATGTACGGCCGCTATGACGTCGACAAATACGGTACTGGCTGCCGCATTCTGAACAACATGGTTATCAAAGCCCAGGGCGGGGTTTATATGCGCCCAGGGCTGCGCCATGTTTGCGAAGTGGGCGATTCGACCCGTGAACATTTCTTGTTGCCGTTCGAGTATTCGGACATTGATAATTACCAGCTGCTATTCGGCCATAACACAATGCGCGTGTTGCGCCATGGCGGCCTGGTCCTGGAAGCTGAAAAGACAATCACCGCGCTGACCAATAGCGTAACCCCGGTGGTAACCGTAAACGCTCACGGTTTTACCACTGGCCAGGAAGTGTATGTCTATAACGTCCAGGGAATGCGCCAGGTCAATAACCTGCAGGCGAAAATCACCGTTATCAATGCCAATACGTTTTCATTGAACGGCGTAAACACCGACGACTTTGACCTGTTTGTCTCTGGGAAAATTGCACGGGTTTATGAAATCCCGACGCCTTACGCCGATGGCGATGTGCCGGCCATATACTATGCCCAGACGGCCGATGTGATGACCTTGGTGCATCTGGACTATCCGGTAAAGGAATTGAAGCGTACTGGCCATACATCCTGGACCATTGTGGATGCAACCTTTGCCCCGTTGCAGCCGGCACCGGCAGGCGTGACTGCAGCGCCGGCCGTGGGTAGCGGTACCGTCCTGTATTCTTATGTTGTGACGGCCGTGGCCAATGAAAGCCTGGAAGAATCGCTGCCATCAAACGTGGCGACAGCTTTGAACAATTTTGCCGTTGCTGGTAATTCCAACCGGATTATCTGGCCGGCCGTGGCGGGTGCTTCAAAGTACAACGTGTATAAACTGGATAACGGTATTTATGGCTATATCGGTTCCACGGAAACACTGGAATTTATCGATACCTTCCTGAAGCCAATCCTGAACGATACACCGCCAAAGGCCCGTAACCCATTTGTTGGTGCCGGCAATTACCCATCCGTTGTGGCATTCCAGCAGCAACGTCGCGTCTTTGCCCATACCCGCAACAAGTCGGATGGCATCTGGATGTCACGCCCTGGGCAATACGGTAACCTGTCGGTATCGGTACCGTACAAGGATGATGATGGCATCAGCTTCAGCATTGCATCTGGCAAGGTCAACGCCATCAACCACCTTATTTCCTTCCGGGAATTGCTGATGATGACGACGTCTGCAGAATGGAAGCTTGGTTCTGACGGCCCACTGACCCCGACATCTGTAAACCCGGTACCGGAAACGAATTACGGGTCATCGAAGGTTAAGCCGGTTGTCATCGGCAACACCGCCATCTTTAACAGCAAATACGGTAAACGGGTCCGGGATTATTCCTATACCTTTGAAGCCGACGGTTACGATGGGAACGACCTGTCCATCCTGTCCAGTCACTTGCTGAAGAACCGGGAAATTTCCAGCTGGGCCTTTGCCCAGGAACCGGATGCGGTTATCTGGTGCGTGATGTCTGATGGTAAAATGTGCAGCATTACATATATGCGGGAACATAAAGTCTGGGGCTGGGCGCGTCACGAAACTGACGGCTTTGTCGAATCGGTATCGGTTGTTCCTGACCCTGACCTGCGCCGGGATGCTGTTTATTTTGTTGTGCGCCGCACTGTCAATGGCGTGCAGAAGCGTTTTGTTGAAATCCTGGAAGAGTATGTCGACGACCCAATCGAAAACGCATTCTTTATGGATGCCGGCCACCAGCAAAAAACAGCTGAAGCAACTGATACGGTTTATGGCCTATGGCATCTGGAAGGCCGTGAGGTGGCGATATACGCCGATGGTGACGTCCTGGAAAACGAAACGGTTACCGATGGTATGGTTGTGCTTCCCCGTGCATACAAGACCATCCTGGTCGGTTTGCCGTATATGGGTGAAATGCAACCGATGGCGCCGGAAATGGACACCCAGGCCGGGTCAACCCTGGGCGACCCCAAGCGCATCAAGGGCATCATTGTCCAGGTGCTGCGAACCCGTGGTGTTGAAGTTGCCCAGGATAATACCGACGACGTCTTTGGTGATATGCGGCCGATGTTTGAGGATGGCGACCTGTCCAATAAAATCCAGCCACAGTCTGGCCTGATTGATTTGCCGGTGCTGACATTCTGGGATGACCAATACGTTGCACCGTATATCCGCCAGCGTTACCCATTGCCGGCACAAATTCTAACACTGACACCAACCTATGACTGATGAACTGATTGTCATACCGGCAACGGAAGAGGACTGTTATCACATGGCGGGTAAAATGCGCCAGGCTGACGTCGAAGAGATTTACCGTTCCGGGCCATGGCGGCCACTTCATGCGTTACTGGCTTCTGTCCGGGCAAGCGAAAAAAGCTTCTCGGTATTTGACGGGGTTGATTCCCCGGTACCGGTTCTGATGTATGGCGTGGTGAAGCGCAAACGCATTTTTGATACCAGGGCCATTATCTGGATGCTGGGAACTGACAAAGTATTCAGTGTTAAAAAGCGTTTCCTGAAACAATGCGGCAGGGAAATGGACGAACTGTTTTCCGGATTGACTGTTTACAATTATATTGATGCGGATAATAAACAATCTCTTCGCTGGCTAAAATGGCTGGGATTTGATATTCTTCCTGCAGAACCCCGTGGCTGGCTCAAAAAGCCGTTTCATTACATTGAAAGGACATACCCCGATGTGCGAACCGATTAGCGCCACCACCGCCGCCTATATCGCCATCGGTACGACCGTGGCGTCCATTGGCGCCCAGATGTATGGGCAAAAAGTTGCTGGGGATGCAGCTGAAGACCAGGCCAATTATCAGGCATCGGTCGACCGCAACAATCAGATTATTTCCGGGTGGCAGGCTGACGACGCCATTGCGCGTGGTAAAGAGGAAGAGCGCCGCACCCGTTTACGTACCACCCAGGTTATCGGTTCCCAGCGTGCAGGATTTGCTGCCAATAACGTCGACCTGGGCAGCGACAACGTGATTGATACCCAGGCTGATACCGCAATGCTGGGCGAATTGGATGCACTGACTGTGCGTTCAAACGCTGAACGTGAAGCTTACCAGTATAAAGTCCAGGGAATGAATTATGGCGCCAGCGCTGAAGCCAGCACCTTTGCCGGGAAAAATGCCAAGAATGCTGCCAATATCGGAATGGGTACCAGCCTGCTATCCGGCGCGGCATCTGTATCTGACCGCTGGTCAACCTACAAGAAGAAAGGCGTCCTATGACCGTTCGTATCCCCGTTGTAAGAGAACAGCAGGTCCAGCAGCGTGGCATCGGTAATATCACCCAGCAGGTGAATGCGCCGGCTGCGGCATTCGGTTCACAGCAAGCCCAGGCAATTCAGCAGGGCGCCCGGGCCTTGGATAATACCAGTGACCAGCTGAACCGTTCTGTTATCCGTGAAGCCGACGAGACGAATGCCCTGAAGGTTATGGAATTTGATAATGCTGCCCAGCGCGAAGCCATGGATTTTATCTATAATCCTGAAGGTGGATTGCTGACAAATAAGGGTGGCTTTGCCCTGGATGCGCCGGAAAAGGCGAAAGTCAAAATGCAGGAAATCAAAGACCGGTACACAGAACTGGCCAAGGATAACCCGACTGTTGCCGCGATGATGAAGGAAAAGCTGGACGGGTTGACAAACTCAACCCTGGACCTGGCCGACCGTCACCGCCTGCAGGAAATGACGACCTACAAATCAGAAACCCTGACGAGCCGGCAGCAATTAAATACTGAAGCGGCCGCGCTGAACTGGAACGATGACAACCAATTCAAAGGCCGTTTGGAAGCGAACGAGCGCCTGCTGATTGACCAGGGAAAAACGAATGGCTGGGGCGTCGAAACACTGACCCAGAAGCGCCAGGAATTGCGGTCATCGATGTATTCGTCCCGTATCCAGGCCATGGCCAATACCGATACCCCAGGCAATATCGTCAAGGCAAAGCAATTATATGACCAGTCCCTGGCTGCTGGTGACATCGACCTGGCCACAGCCACGCGCCTGGATAACTTCTTTGATGCTGCGGTACCAAAGGCCGCTGCCCAGGTTGGCTACACAGAATTAAAATCGACCGGTTCCCTGGATAATCTGCCGCCGGAAAAGGTTTTCAACGGAATGATTGCCCGTGAATCGAACGGCAAACAATTCGATGCCAACGGCCAGCCATTGAAATCATCGGCCGGCGCTTTGGGTATTGCCCAGGTTATGCCGGCAACGGGACCGGAAGCTGCAGCTGCAGCTGGCCTGGCATGGGACGAAGAGAAATTCAAGAATGATGCCGGCTATAACAAAGCCCTGGGCCAGGCTTATTTCAATAAACAGGTTCAGGCATACGGCAATACAACCCTGGCCGTTATGGCGTATAATGCCGGTGGCGGGGCTGTAAATGATTTTATGAACGGTACCAACCTGACCGGTAAAAACCCGGATGGTAAAAAGCTGGGCGACCCACGCAAGGGCGAAACCACTATTGATAAATTTGTCACACAATTCCCTTATGCTGAAACCCGCAAATACGTTGCGGCCGTGGCCCAGAATGCTGGTGCCGGCGCTGACCCGACCCTGGCACAGGTTCAGGCCAAAGCAGCTGAACTGGAAATCCTGAACCCAGGCGCTGGTACCGCGATGCTGTCACTGTACGAACGCGACATCAAACTGAAGACTGCGGCCAAGAAAGCCAGCGAAACCGACTTCCTGGATAGCGTCATGCCGAAAATCCAATCCGCCAATGGTGACTTTACCGTCCTGTCCCCGGATGAATTGGCAACCGCAAAGCAGCTGGGCGTATATGACCAAATTACCTCCTGGAAGGGCGCCAGTGACCCTGATTTAAAACTGCGTATGCTGACAATGTCTGCAGACGAATTGGCCACTGTGGACCTGTCTGCGCCTGAATACCGCCTAAAATTATCGATGGCGGATACCGAGTTGTTTGCAAAGCAGCAGAAAAAAGCAGCTGAAGCCGGTGGTAGCAGCACACATGACCGCATTCTGAAGTCTGGTTCCCTGATGCTGAAGGCCAGCGGCCTGAACCCCAATCCTAAAGCCGATGACCCGGCCGGCGCTGAAAAGCTGGTTAAATTTCTGGATGTCGCCCGGCAGGATGTTGATGCCTTTGTTGCTGAAAAGAAACGCCAGCCATCTGAAGTTGAACTGAAGAAAATCCTGGACCCATTGCTGCTGGAAGGTACGCTGGCATCGACCAGTCCGACCAGCTGGATTAACTGGGACGGTAAAAAAGAACGCAAGGCCAAAGCTTATGACGCCCTGCCGAATGAAGTGTTTTATGTCGAGCCGCCGGATGATGATACCGTCGAGGCGACCCGCAAGGCGGCTGAAGGCAAACTGGAAATCATCAGACAATCGAACCCGGATTGGCTGGAAGAGGTTGACGGCAAGGTGGCGCTATCCCAGAATGGCGTTATTCGTTATTACACGAAGCTGCGCCAGCGCGGCATGACCGATGACCAAATCACAGCAATGTATGGGCAATAATGAGCGATTTACTAGACCAGGCTATTGATAATGATATTGCAGGAATGCGTAAACAAAAGCTGCAATCATCTATCGCCGCAGGTATTGATGCAAACCCCGACATAGCTGCCAAAGCCATCAATTATTCTGGCGCCCTGAATGTTGCACCAGATACTGTGGAACGAAACCTGGACCAGGTGGAACGCCAGAAGAAAATCGAAACAATCGATTATGACGGCCTGAACGAGCAGGCTCCCAATACCGCTGAATTTCTGGGCGACCCCGACAATGCCCGTGCGGCCCATGATGACATCGATAATCTGCGCGACCTGGAACTGAAATTGTCAACACGCTGGTCGGATGTCGGCCGTGCGGCTGTTGCTGAGGTCCCCAACCTATTCGGATATGCTGCAAAAGGTTTTGGTACCGCCAGCAAACGTATTGGTCAGGGCATGGAAATTCTTGACCTGGTGACGGGTCAAAACAATATCTCTGATGACATCCTGGAAATTTCCGGGGAAGGGCTAACCGCTGCCGGCGAAGGCCTGAAAACCGTTGCCGATTATGTTGGCCCGGATGATAACCGCAGAAACCTGGCCACCGATATTTTTGGCGGCCTTGGCCAGGTCGGCGCCCAGATTGGTACGACCGTGGTGGGTGGACCTTTGGCCGGCATCACACTGATGGCCGGTTCTGGCCTTGGTTATGGCTATGAAGCTGCAGAACGTAACGGTGAAGTGAACAGCCTGAAGGCTGATGCTACAGCTGCGCTTTATGCCGGCATCACCGGTGTCACGGAAAAATACGGGCTTGATGCTTTGATGAAAGGTATCCCTGCCCCAATGAAGGCGGCCGCTGTTCGTGAACTGGGCCAGGTTATCACAAAGCTGGGTTTATCCGCGGATGGCCTCGTTGCTGCAGCTGCGCCAAAGGTTCTGGATACTGCGTATGGCGGGGCATCTGAAGCCCTGCAGGAAGCCACAGAAGGCCTGCTGCAAAACGTGGTGGATAAGTATTTACTGGAAGAGGACAAGTCTGTCCTGGACGGTTTGGGCGGCCAGGCTGCAGCGGGTGGTGGCGTTGGTACGTTGGTGCGTGGTTTTGTCAATTTGATGGTTAAAGGCAAAACCAGCATGACGCTGGAAAATGTCAAAGCCCAGGCGGATACTTCTGCCCAGAACCTTACCGACCTGATTGCTTCAGCCCGTGCGCCGGCTACAGCCACACGCATGACCGGCCGATTTAATGAACTGGTTGCGAAAATTTCCGGTGATGATGAATTTTACTTTGGGCCTGGCGCTGCCGCATTGTATCAGTCGATGCCGGAAAATGAACGTGCGGCCGTATTCGCTGCTGTCCCTGGCCTGGAAGAGAAAGTACAAATTTCCCTGGCTACCGGCTCTGATATTAAAATGCGGAAAGCAGATTTTCTGGCGCACATCGCCCCGCTGCAGACGGCCGACCAATTTGCTGAACACGTCAAAGCCTACCCATCCTTGTATTCAAAGGCTGAATTACTGGATGAAAACCGGGTAAAGGAACTGGAAGAGCAGCTTTCCCGTGACGCTTTCACTGAAGACCTGGACGATATGGCTGCATCACGTCGTACCATTACCGATGAACTGACCCGCCAGATTGAAAAAACAGCCCCTTACGACAAAGCCCAAAGCCGCAAGGTTGCAAGCCTAGCCGCTGAATACTATACCAACATTTTTGGCAATAATGCGGTGACGGCATTCCGTGATGGTTTACGGATTGCAAACGAAACCCGTGCCATCCGCGCCATCCCGAAAACTGACCCGGACCCGTTTATTGACCAGATGCGTGCCATTGCTAAGCGCCAGGCGAAAGCCCCGGCCGCAGAGACTGATATGCTGGGTGGAAAGAAAGCAAAGCGCGAAAAGTCTGGACCGACGCCGTTAATCAAAATGCTGACCGAGCGTGGCGGGATTAAGCGCGGCAGCCCGATTGCTGCGGAACTGACCGCTGCCGGCATTGACCCGAAAAGATACCCACGCCTTTACAAAAAAGATGGCGCCCTTTCTGACATCGATAATATCCCGGCCAGTGAAATTCAGGGATACTTCGATGGCGCTGCCCAGATTACTGAAGACGGAAATGGCTATGCTGACCGCCAGTGGTTCCTGGATGCGTTGCGCGACGAAAGCTTTGGCAACCCCATCCTGACTGCTGAACAGCAGGAAAAGGCCGATGCCGATGCCCAGCTGGGCGAATTGATGACATTGCTGGAACAGCGCGGTGTTGACCTAACTGTTGCCAATAACGTGGAAATTAAAGAAGCCCTAGATGCTATTGCTGACGAATATGCCGGAAATGAGTTGACCGAGCCGGTGGATATGAATGTATCCATGGACATCCCGTTCCAGCAATCTGAAGCCGTGGGCAGCAAAGCGTTTAAAAATTGGTTTGGCGATAGTAAGGTTGTCGATGAAAACGGTGAACCTTTGGTTGTTTATCATGGTACCACCCACGATATTACAGAATTTAATACTGACCGTGCTAATGTTGAAAATGATTTTGGTAAAGGTTTTTACTTTACTAATGAAGCTGCCGACGTTGCCACAAATTATGCCGGCGAAGGCCCAGATTTAACTGGCCGTATTGAACGTCGTGCTGAACAAATTGATGGCGACGAAGACATTGGCATGGATGCTGCGCGTGAACAAGCGCGTGCAGAACTTTCCGGCGGAAGCCCCAACACTTTACCTGTTTATCTGTCTATTAAAAATCCTGTTGAAATTGGTGGCGATAACCCAACATTTTTGACATACGAGGAAAGCTACGACGAAGAAACCGATGAATATGGCGAACCACAGGGTACGCTGGTGGACTTTGTCGAAGGGCTTCATAATATTGCCGGTGATTTTGATGATGTTGATGCAGATAAAGCTGCAGGACATATTTATGAAATGGCTATGGATGGTGGTGGAATTTCTGCCGACGACCTTATCCACCTGTTAAAAGAGCGCGACGCCGGTGTAAATTATGCAATGGACCTGGATAATGGCGACCTTGCTGGCAATGAAATCATCCGACGCGCCTTTGAAGAAGCTGGCTTTGATGGAATTATCGACCATACAGTTTCGCGTAAATTTAAAAACATGAAGGGCATGAACGAAGGCACGACGCATTATATCGCTTTCAACCCAACGCAAATTAAGTCTGTTTTTAACCAGGGTACATTCGACGATAGCAACCCCAATATCCTGATGCAGGGAAACCAGGGCAAATACCGTGGTTATATTTCACCGCTGGAATACGGCCGTTACATGATTGCCCTGGGCAAGGATGCCAACCGGTCGACCATGCTGCATGAGTTTGGCCACCTGTTCCTGTACCAGCTGCGCGATGCCAAAGAAAACGGCTTAATCCGCCCAGAAAAAATCAAGGTTTATGATGATGCGGTGGCCTGGCTCAAAGGCCAATCTGAAGCCATCATCAAAGAAGGCCAGCGCATTGCCAAAGAACAGGGTCGTGGTGACGTTGTTATCACTGAAGATGATGTGCAGCGCGTCCTGGATAACGGCCTACGTGGCGCTTATCCTGGCGAAAACTATGCCGCAATCGGTATGCAGGAATTATTTGCCCGGAACTTTGAAACATACCTGATGGAAGGCAAGGCCCCGTCCCTGGCGTTGCGCCGCGCATTCCAGTCGTTCAAAGCCTGGTTGGTTGGCATTTACCGTACTGTCCAAAATTTATCCAGTAACCTGGATGACGACCTGCGAAACGTATTTGACCGGATGCTGGCATCTGACCAGGACATCGAGGCAGCACGTAGTAAAACAGAATTTAAGCCGCTTACCGCTGAACAGTTTGGCGGCACGGCTGACGATTATACAAAATACCTGCAGCAATATGATGATGCCATCGAGTTTGCCAAGGAAGACGTCCTGCGCCAGTACCTGGACCAGCTGAACAATGAACAGTCGGAAAGCTACCGCAAACACCTGAAAACGGTCGAAGCTGAAGTGCGTGCTGAAATGGACGAACTGCCAGTTTATCAGGCCATGAACGGATTGGCTGAAGGCGTCCTGATGGATGACGGGAAAACCCGTGTAAAAATTTCTAAGAAGCTGTTGCAAAAAGGATACAAGTGGGACGTCCTGGCAGCATTGTCAAAAGAGAAGCTGCAGACAAAGGGCTTTATTTACACGACCACGAAGAACGGTATTTCCCCGGATGCGGCCGCAGAAATGTTTGGCTATGAATCCGGTGACCAGATGTTGCGCGACATCATCGATGCGTCCCCGTATGAACAGGCGATAGAACAGGAAACCCGCAAGCGAACAGAACAGCGCTATGGGAAGCCGTCACCAGACGCCCAGGCGGCCGCTGAAGCCATCAGAAGTGATAAGCACGCCCTGATGTTACAATCTGAATTACAGGCCATTGGGCTGCGATTAGGGCGCCCTGTGGAACAGCAGCGCCAGGTCGAGGCACAGGAAGCAGCCGCCCGGATTATCGGACGCCGGCCATTTAACGATGCTATCTCCCCGGAAACATACCTGGCCGCAGAACGCAAGGCTGCAGCTGCAGCATATTCCCAGTTGCAAAAGGGTAACTCTGAAGCGGCTTTTGACGAGAAGCGCAAACAGATTGCCAATTATTATTTATACAAGGCGGCCGTCCAGGCTGACCTATACCAGGAACAGGCCTTCCGTAAACTGAAATACACCAAGAAGGTCAATAAAAAGCTGAAGGGTATTGATGGCGATTATGCCGACCTGGTGCGTATGATGATGCAGAAAATCGGATTACGTCCTGGCAAGTATGATGCGGCAAAGACTTTCCGCCAGTTGGAACTTATTGACCCGATGGACCGCCAGGAAATGGCGGCAGCAATGGAATTTATCCTGGCTGAAACGCCGGCCGATTACCGGGAAATGCCGTTCCAGGAATTTAAAAATGCTGTCGACGCCATGATGAACGTCGGCAAGATGGGACGCGCCCGTCGGAAAATCACCATCGAGGGTGAAAAGTTTGAATTGCAGTCCTGGCGCTCTGACGTTGCTGATACGTTCCGCAATATCCTGGGCGACAAAGGCAGAATGAATGCCCACGACAAACGCATGAACGGCCGGCGCATGGTAAAATCCCAGTTGCTGCAGGCGTATGCCTGGCTGCGCCGGGTGGAATACTGGGTTACATCGATTGAGGGCGACAACGTCAATGGCCCGTTGCACCGTGCTTTCCGTTCTGTAAAGAACGCCTCGCTGAATTATCGCCAGGCTGAAAAGGAATGGGACCGCAAGTTTGTCAAAATGCTGGACCAGGTCAAGGGGCGATTCGGCGGCGATGCGATTGCTGCCCCGGAATTGGGCGGTTATACGTTTGAAAACCGTGGCGAAGTCATCGGTATGCTGCACCATATTGGCAACCAGTCAAACCTGCAGAAGCTGATTAACGGCCGTGTTGACCCGGATACCAAGGAACCAACCTGGACGTATGAAGGCCTGCAGCTGTTTATCCAGCGCATGGCGCAGGAAGGCGTTCTGGTTAAGGCGGATATGGATTACGTGCAAAGTATCTGGGACGAGTTGGAGGCCATCAAGCCCCAGGCCCAGAAGGTGCATAAAGACCTGTATGGTTATCGCTTTGCTGAAATTACTGCCCAGGCTGTCGACACGCCATGGGGTCAATACCGTGGCGGATATTTCCCTGCCCGTACCGATGCCATGATTGTGGAAGACGCACAGATTAATCAGGACAAAGAAAACCTGCTGAATAACAATGCGTCGTTTATGTTCCCATCGACCGGCAAGGGTTTTTCCAATAGCCGGGTCGATACCTATGCAGCGCCCCTGGATATGAAGGCGTCCATGGTGGTACCTCACGTACGCTCTGTTCTGCGCTTTATCCACCTGCAGCCATCTATCCGCAATGTCGGCCGCCTGTTCAATGACAAGGGCCTGCGTGACACGATTGCTGCCGTTGACCCGCACGTTATCAAGGATACTATTATCCCCTGGTTACAGCGTGCTGCGCTGCAAAGCATGGAAGCGCCAAGTGGTGCCCCCCAGTTATTGCAAAGCTTCAGCCGTTGGGCGCGTCGCCGTGCGTCCGGTGCGGCCATGTTCTTTAACGTGGTCAACACTCTGCAGCAGGTTCTGGGGATTGCCCCCACAGCCCACCGTATTGGCTATGTTAATTTCGGAAAGGGCATCGCCACGTATCTTCGCCACCCGGTAACCATCCACCGTCAAATCCGTTTGCTGTCAAAAGAAATGACCCAGCGTTCCACAGTGTTTGAGAATAACGCCCGTGGCGACGCCCAGGCCATCCTGGAAGGCAAAGTCTTTACTGAAGAAAACGGCTTTATCAAAAATGGTATGGCTGCCCTGGGTAACCTGGGCGCCTTTGGTGACCGCATGACGTATGTAATGCAGTCGGCTTTTCAGGTGCAGCTGGATAATATCTCCTGGATTGCTTCATTCAATGCGGCCGTCGGCAAAGGCATGGATGACAAAGCGGCCAGCGATTATGCCGATAAGGTTGTGCGTGAAACCCAGGTATCCAATGCGCCGGAAGACATTGCCCGTGCAGAACAGCAGACCGCATTCCTGCGTATGTTCACCCTGTTTTCCGGTTGGTTTAACGGGATGATGAACTTGAACAATTCTATCGTTTCCCGCCTGGTGCGCGAACGTGGTACGGCTGCGGCCATGGGTATTGCCTGGGCAGTATTCAATGTGAAAATTGTACCGTATGTCGGTGGCCAGATGATTTACGACTTCTTCAAAGGCGGGTTGCCGGCCGATGATGACGATGACGGCTGGGTCCTGGATGACTGGGCAAGTTATGTTATGTTATCGATGGCGCAGAACACGCTGAACGAAGTGCCTGTTGCTGGCCAGGTCATAAATTATGGTATTACCAAGTATTTCAAAAAGCAGTTTAATACGGGTATTCGTATTTCACCGGTTATCAGTACAGCGGAAAGCGTGGTTAATTCCCTGGGTTCTGTGCCTGAAGCGCTTTTTTATGACGGGGACGAATCGAAAGCCTGGCGCGATGGTTTGAATTTATTCTATGTTGCAACGGGTATTCCGGTAACGGGCCAGGTTACAAAATCTGCTGCATTCCTGGCTGATGTCCATGAAGGCGATGTACGACCACAGGATACCGGGGACTACGTGAAGGGCATACTGGTCGGCAGCCCTGCAAAATAGTTTTGCAGGCGGCTGATTATGAGTTAAGATGACGATAAACCAAGGGTGATAAAATGACTGTACCTGCACTACCGCTACGAATTGCCCATGATGGCGACGACGTCACAAAAAACTTCCAGTATAACTGGCGTATTCTCGATAAGAATTTCCTGCTGGTTACCCAGGTGGAAGAGGCTACCGGCATTGAAACGGAACTGGAAGTCGATACCGATTATGCGGTAACCGGTGTGGGTAACGAAACAGGCGGATATGTTGTTTTCCCAACGGCACCATCCTCGATGTACCGTTTTGTCTTTACCCCTAATGTCCCTTATGAACAGGCTGTTGGATTTACAAACGAACAGTCGGTACCACCGGAACGTGTGGAAGAGCAGGCGGATGCGCTTTCGGTTCAGATTAAGCAGATTGTTGAAAAGCTGAACCGTGCGGTTACCCTGCCGGTCGGTTCCTTGGATACGCCTATCAATTATATTCAGCAGATGAACATTACCCTGGCGGCAACCGTCGACACATATAACGACACGGTCACAGCCAAAGAGGCAATGGAAGCGGAAATAGCGGCCGCTGATACGTTGTTCAATACATACCTGGATGATGCTGACGCCAGCAAAGATGCTGCAGCCCTTAGCGCAGCTGACGCTGCCACGTCGCTATCCACAGTCCAGGCGCTTATCGATGGTGCGGCTTTCCAGGATACGGTTTTCCTGACTGCGGCGAATAGCCCGTTTTCCCCGGTTGTTGCTGACGTTCGTGGTAAAATGTTTTCCATTGATACATCTGGTCTGGCGCCAGGTGTACCGTTCGTTTTTAACCTGCCAGCGATTGGCCCGATGTCGACGACCAAGATGGTCTTAGGTATCAAGAAGGCGACCGGCGATACAAACACAATTAGCGTTCTTCCTGCAGCTGGTGAAAAAATTGACATCACCCAGAACAGTTACGTTATCCAGGCTATCGGTGGTGCAGCGTTTTATCCAGATAAGGACCCGACACCGGATTCATGGACAACCGCATCCTTTGGAGCAAGCCAGGGCGATGTCACCCCGTTCCTGGTTCGTGATGGTGTAGCCTTTACTGCCGGCGTAAGTACGACGTTTAATATCGGTATCACCGGTAAACTGCTGAACCTGGTTATGGACCGGGAAACGCTTGATGCTGATGATTTTGGTTATGACCCGAATACCGGTATCGTTACACTGACGAAGCCAGTACCGTATGGCGTGAAGAGCATTTCCGGTAATGTGGTTTCATTGCTGGCCGTTGGTCAAACTGGTGCCAATACTGTTGGCTGGCTGCAGGTTGCGACCAGTTTAATCGGTTCTGTGGCTGACTTATTCGCCAATGTTGCCAATAAATTTCCGACCGTTCAGGCCGTCGTTTCCTATATTGCCACATTAACAGCAAGCACAAAGGTGTTTGCTACAGCTGGCCAGCTGATTGGTGTTGGTGGTCCTTATTCTATTGCCTTTGCCAATGAGGTTTACGACGATGGCGGCTGGCATGACAATGTAACAAGCAACCAAAATATCACTGTAAATTTCACTGGTCGAGTTAGTATTCTTGGCCATATCGAATTGACATCCAGTGGTGCTTTGAACTTTTCTTTGTACATCTATAAAAACGGTATCTACTTTTCGGCAATGTATTATCCTATTAACGTAGCATCTAGTGGTCTTGGGTATCTGATTGCAGATGAAGTACCGTGTGCGCCTGGCGATACATTTGAACTTCGTGCATCGACGACAACTGGAAACATTACTATCGGCGCTAACTCAACATTTACTGTTCGGAGAATTAAATAATGTCTTCACCATCCTCCGCCACGCTGTCCCGTCTGCCTTATAAAGCCCGTGTTTTGTCCGGCCTTAGTTTGGCGAATGACACAACCGACCAGATGAATGACCTTGTTATCCAGCCAGGCTTTGCTTGTGATGATGAGGGGATTGTTTATTACGTACCCACCCAACTTATTAAGCGTTTAGATGCCAATTTCTCTGCTGGTAATAATGGCGGTATCCTTGGGCTTACATTGAGCAAAGCAGCAAATACCGATTATCATATTTTCGTTATCAGAAATGCCAACAATGTAACTGACATTTATGCTGACACCAGCACCACTGGCGCAAATAAGCCTGCCGGTTGGTTTATTGTTTGCCGTATTGCTTCACTATATACAAATTCAGCGGCACCGCCGAACAGCGCCTGGGTTTTATTCACACAATATAATGACTTTTTTGCCCTTAACGTAGCTTCGCAATTGGTTATTGGAAACAGCACTAGCGCACAATTTCCTGTTGTAGCCGTTCCAAAGGGATTCCGATTTGAAGCGGTGATTGGTGCAAGGCCAATCAATGCCAGCGCAACGGGCTTATGGGGTGCTGCAGTTTTTGAATTTGGTAAATCTGCCCCGCCTATCATTGAGGACATTGCCGGATTCAATAATGGTTCTTATGAATATTTAGCCATTAATGAATTACGTGTATTAACCGATACTCTTGGGCGTATCGTTTATCTTGCATCTGCGACCAACTCGGCTACAGCTCGTTTGACGACAAAAGGATGGTACGACCTAAGAGGGAGAAACGCATAACCATGGCAAAAATTATAGCCGCTATTGCAAATATCATAGGTGGTGCCTACCTCAACCGGTTGCGCGGTTCCGGCCAGAAGTTTCTGCGGTTTATGAATAAGTGGTGGCTTGCCCTGGCTTATGGCCTGGAACAGGGATTCCACGTGGAACATTTTATCTATACCTGGGCGTTTGACCCGTTAAAGGCGCTGCTCTGCTTTGGTGCCATGAAGACTGGGTACCTGGTCGGATGGGATGTAAATGCGTTTTACGGCCAGGCGCCACGGGATAAAAACAATTTCCTGGACTTCTTTACGCCCCGAGCCTTCAGGGCGCATCCTAAAGCCCAGTGTACGTACCGCCTGTCACTACGTGGCCTGTTCTGGGGTGTGTTGCTTTCCCTGCCCATCCTGTCGCCCTGGCCGCTGGTTGCTGGCCTGATGATGGGGCCTGTTTATTTCTTTGGTTGCTATCTGTGCTGTGTTAAGTATAAGCTGACTGACGACGGCCTAAAGGTAGCCGAGCCGTTATTTGGTGCAATCATGGTCTTTTCGGCCTTCGTATAAGGCAAGGGTTTAAACAATGCCAAACACTCCATCCCCGCAGAACGCATCAGTATTATGGCAGACTGCCATGAAAGAACAAATTGATGAAAAGGGGTTGTCGGCATTGGTTCCGTTTTTGGCGGATATTCGTGACGCCCAGCTGCAGACGGTCGAGCGCCTGGACCGGATGGAAAGCAATGAAGCTGCCCGTGATATAAAGATGGACGAAGTATTCAACGCTTTCCCTGGGAAAGATGCCGATGCACACCGTCGATTTCACGAAGCGATTATCGAAAACACTCTGGAAAAGAAGCGCCTCCGGGCAGCCATCATGGAAAAAACAATCTCGGGATTGGTCTGGTCGATTATTGTGGGTGTTGCCATCTGTATCTGGGATTATCTGTTGCATAAATTTTCTGGGAAGTAACTATGTCAAAATTAAAAGACGACGTGATTAACGGCATTATCCAGCGCGAAGGCGGTTACTCGAATTTAAAGAGCGACCGAGGCGGCGCGACGATGTACGGCATCACTGAAGCCGTCGCCCGGGCCAGTGGTTATCAAGGCGATATGCGCCAGCTGCCCCGTGACCTGGCATATGCCATTTATTCCCGGCAATACTGGGACGCACTGAACCTGGACGCCATCGAAAAACTATCCCCATTGATTGCAGCCGAATTGGCCGATACCGGTGTAAACCAGGGCGTTGGTACCGCAGGCAAATACCTGCAGCGCAGTCTGAACGTGCTGAATAAGCGTTCCACAATTTACACGGACATTGCTGTCGATGGTGCCGTGGGTGCAGGGACGCTGGGCGTTCTGAAGAAGTACCTAGCCTTCCGTGGCAAGCCTGGTGAAACGGTATTGCACCGGATGTTGAATTGCCTGCAGGGCGCGACATACGTGGCGCTGGCAGAAAAGAACGTCACCCAGGAAGACTTTGTTTTTGGGTGGATGATGGAACGGGTGGTCTAATGACCTGCAACCGGCTGATTGAAATTATCGAGGATGACAACCAGCGCATTTCCAGCACGAAGGTTTGCGTATTGCTGGGCCAGGTTTCTGCCTGTGCTGTCATTGCTATCACGACCTGGCGCCATGAACTGCAGGAAGGTTTGTTTTCCCTGTTCCTGCTTTATTCTGGCGGCTTATATGGCCTGGGCCGTGTAACACAGTCATCGGAAATTAAGGCCAGGGTCGTTGCTGAAAACCCGGCGCCAGCATTGCCGGCCGTTGTGCCGGTACCAGTGGCCGCGCCACAACCAGTTACCATCAACATGAACGGCAATAGCCCGGCAGGAACAATCCAGGGCGATGCCAATTTGACCGTCGAGGGGGACGCCAATGTCAACAAAGCTGGGTAATTATATTTCTGGTGTTGCCAGCTGGAAGCTGTACCTGGCCGGCGCCATTGCCGCTGCAGCTGTCCTGGCCTATTTGCTGTTTACTGCATACGGTTTTGGGCAGGCCAATATCCAGGGAAAGTGGGACCAGGCCAAGCTTACTGGTCTGCAATCGGCAGTAGTTGAGCATAACAAGGACCAGGCATTTACCGACCTGACTGGTGCCTTAACTGTCGACAAGGAAAAATCCCGGATTGTTTTATCTGATGACGCCATGAAAGGGCTGGAACATGAAATCGAAAATAATGCCACTGATACTGTTTGTATCCTTAGCCCTGGCCGGGTGCGCTCATTCAACGCCATCGTCCGGGCCAATTCCCGATAAGGTGAAAGCGCCGGCCAATCTGATGGCGCGTGCTGATAACCCCCTGCCCCTTCCTGAAGGCGATGTCACAAGCGACCAGGCGCTAACACTGGCCGGCCGCAATGTGATTATTCATGGCCAATGCCTGGGATTATTGGATGGATTGCAGGGATGGGTTAAAGGGATGGGGTACGCCGCGCCTTCGCACGTAACGCTTTCTTCTTCCGTACCTGGTCAACGGTAACCAGGTCTTCTGGCATTACCTGGATGCGCTGGGCAAGTTTTACCGTTATCTGGTAAAAGCCCTGCATCATTTTCACCTTCAGCAAGAATATCTCCTGCAGGTAATTTCCTTTGTAGTCTTCAACGTACAATTCGCCGCGGTATCGATACCGGAAATCCGCATTATACGTGGCAATCAGGAAGTCATAAACACGGAAAGGGTATTTGACCTGGCGTTCCAGGTCGGTGATTGTGCCGACTGCTTCCAGGGACTGCAGGAATAACCACCGGCTGTATTCGCCCTGGCTGTCAAACTTGCCCTGGTCCGTTTTCACCGTTGTCTTCTGGCCATAGCGCCCGGGTTTCTTCTTCGTCGTGGCTGACATCGCCAGGTATTCTGAAGCTGTAATTTTCATTGTCCAACCATTCTGGAAGTAAAACTGTTACGATTGTTTTTCGGCGTCGGTCATAGACGGCCGGGATACGCAGTTCGTTCAGGGTAACCCAATGCAAGGCAACACGGCAGGAAGTATGTCGGATAAATTCTGAAGTACCACGTTTGACCTGGTTGACCAGGCATTGATATTGCTGGTCGGATATTTCCAGGCCGTACCGTTCTTTAATACGGGCCTTAGCATGAAATATCTGATTGCACTTTTTGCCAATCTTTTTGCGTCGCGCCATCCATCACCATAAAATAAAGGGTCGGCTATTTCTAACCGACCCCCTAAGGATAACAATGTCCGGTTCAGATTGTAAACCGTTTTAACAGGCGGTGCAAGGACCCTTGCCATCATCGTCTTCTACAATCTTGCGACCATTGCATACAACGCACGCCAGGGCTGTGTTTTCCGGGGCTGGTTGTTTGTCTTCCGGTTCGTCCTGGCCTTGGGTCACAATTTCAGTTTCTGCTTCTCCTGGGGCATCCTGGGGGCTTTCTTCCTGGTCATCGGCCATGGCCTGGTCAAACTGTTCAGCAACGGAATCCGCAAAGCTGGCTGCGGGTTGTGTATCAACCTGGACCTGTGCGCTTTCTGTAGTGTCTAATTTTTGTACAGTAACGGGTTCCGCTTCAGTCTTTTTACCCATCAGCCCATAATCCACGGCCGGCGCCGGGTCGTTGCCCAGGGCCTTCATGGTAAATTCGTCCTGTTGGCTGGCGACATTAACCGGCTTTGGCTCGTCTGCAGGGATGTCGTGAATTTCTTCAGCGATACCCAGGCCGGCCAATTCCTTGGCAAAGCCTTCACGCGCCGCCCATCCCAATGCACGCCACATCATTTGACGTTCCGGGTACTGGGACCAGGGGCCACGTTTTGCGGTTAAGCCGGCAGCTTTGGCCTGCGCCCAGGTGAATGACGCCTCGATTAAATCATCACGGCCGCGCTTCTTGATGGTGCAGGTCGCTGTCCATTGGTCGGTTTTGGGTGTTCCGGTGAAGGTGTTCTTGTGCCATTCATAGTCGCCGCTGTTCTGCATCAATGCCACGATACCATCCCCGTAAACTGTCGGGATATTGTTGACGATATAGATGGTCGACATTGCCTGGGTCGGGGTCATTCCAATATCCATACCTTTGAGGATACCGATTAAGATACGGCCCTGGGTGGCTTGGTTATTGATTACCTTTTGCATACTGCCATCCGGCATACGGACTTCGTCTTCAACAACGTAGGAACGTGGCGCCATGCCGGCCATTGTATAGGCCTGGGCGATTCGTGCGGCTTCCTCGATTGTCTGCGGTACCAGGGCCATTGGCTTGGCGCCTGTACGCAGCTGCGGCTTTTCGGCTTTTTGTACTGTTGTAACCGGATTTTCAAAACGTAGTTTTGTCGATTGGTCGTTATCAGGATTTTGGCCTGTTTTATTTGCGTTATCATTTTGGGACATTGTTCTGCTTTCTTCTGTTAAATATCGTTGATGTAAGATGGGCATTCGTCTGAACTGAACCGGGTGGGCTTTGTCGTGTCTACCCAGGGCAGGTCACCATACAGGGATGTGTTACGCAGAAACGCACGCTTCGCATCATTGATGGCTTCGATGGCTTGGTTATATGCCCGGTCGTCACGGGGAAACTCAACCCCCCTGGATACGGGCGCATTACCTTTTTGTTGGAAAACCCAGTTGAATACGTGGCTTTCCGGTTCGGTCTGAATAAAGGCCTGGACCCAACGTGGGTCGGGTGTCGGTGTTCCATCCCAAACAAAGATTTCACCGGCGCGCATTAATTCCCTGGCAATATCGACCGACCACAAATAGAACGTGGCCGCGATGTGATATTTGCGGGATGCGATGGCAGCATAAATCGCCTTACCGATTTCCTTTTCCAGGGTATTTTCAAAGGTCTTCAGGTCATTGACGGCGCCAATTTTCAGATAATCATACCGGGCCTTCATCAGGATGCCGGTATCCGGGTCAACAAAAATAACGCTGACTTCAGCATAACCACCGGCAAAATAATACTTCAGGTCATCGTGGCATTCAATCATCTTGGCTGCCAGTTCGATTCGCCGCATTAGTTTTTCGTCCAGGAATGTGACGCCAGGGTTGTCTTCCAGATATTCAGCCAGCATGACATCATAGATTTTTGCGGCCGGGTTATAGGTCAATACCCGTTCGATGGCATCTTCTTTGCCTTTGGTTGTAACTAAAACCGGCAGGCCGGTATCACGCAGCCGGCGCAATTCTTTAGCCAGGTCTTTTTCGGTGTAAAGCACATCCAAATCAGCAACATTGAATTTGTTGGCATAGCTATCAGCAAAGGCAGCCACGCCTTCCAGGATGCGCTTGTGATATGCCTTTCCGATTTTCTTGGCCTCGGATTCCTTTGCGTCGGTTTCCTTGTATTGGTTCATCCAGGATTCCGCCCAGAAGTCCATGGCGCTTACCAGCAATTTCTTCATGCCGGTTGCGGATAAGCATTCCAGGGAATGATACACCTCGTCGGGCATACCGAAGTAAACGCCTGGTTTGGGGTTCCTTACGTCGACTTCCATGGCTAGACGTCCAGGCGGGTAAAGCTGGCGCCCAGGGCGATGGCAACCTGCAGGATTGTGGAGGTCTTATCTGATGGTGACATCATAATATATTTATCAGTGACCGGGGCGAACGGCAGGATAAAGCGTTCTTCATAGACATACTTGCAAAGCATTTCTGCAGCGACGGGCGCTTGGCCATCTGTTGCATATTTTCTTGCCGTGTTAATGTGAACGTCCAGCAATTCAGCCACAGCCAGCAACCCATCTTTTTCAACGAGGGCGCGGATATTGATGGCGTCGACCAGGGTGTTGGTGGAACGGGGGCGTTTTTCAGCCTCAATACCCGAATCGGCAGGCACTAAAATTGCTGCTGCTTTTTTTAATACGCTTCCTGGCTGTATAGCAATACTGCCTTCAGAGGCTGTACTGTTGCTTATTGGTGCGGATAATTCATCCACCAATTCTTGGTTTGTTGGCAGCTTAACAACTGGTGAAGCTGAATATTGCCCAGCGTTTGGGCGTTCAGGGTCGTATTGGTCTTCTGTTGCGTTGTCTGGGAATAGTGAATTGGTCATTGTTTTTTCCTTTGTTAGGGTACCGTTATAATTAACGTCCTTTACATTAGAAAATTACGGTGTTAATGTCAACGTGATTTCTTACATGAAAGGGAAATAAAGTGAAAAAAATAGAACCATACAATAAGGCGCTTTTTAAAGAGCGTATGCAGGGAAAACCCAAGCCTTTTATTGACAAACTGACAACCAGCCAGCGCCAATGTGTTTGCCGATATAGCAATGCGGTAAAGCTTAATGCGGTGATTCGCTGGAAAACCAGGATGGCCAAAGCTTCCATCCGTGGGAAGGAAATGTCTTATGTTCTAAAGGTGCCAGAACAGCGAATCAGTGAATGGCTGAACCTGAAGCATGAGCCGGCCGAATCGACCTTCGACGCATTCGAGAAGATTTTATATAACAAAGGTGTTTAATGGCCCATTGGTACGCACGCTATCCGGGCGACTTCGCTAAGAAGACCGCCCACCTGTCCATGTCGGAGGTCGGTGCATACGACTTGCTGATGGATTGGTATTACAGCAACGAAAAACCACTGCCGGTGGAGTGGGTGCAAATGCACCGGATTTGCAGGGCGGTTGCACCCGAAGAGCAAGCCTCTGTGCAAGCCGTGGTGCAGCAGTTCTTTACCCTGGGCGAAGACGGGTGGCATCTAGCCCGTGCTGACACTGAAATCAAGAAACGTAATGAAATCAGTGAGAAGAGAAGACAAGCGCAGAAAATCAGGGAGGAAAAGCGCCTACTTGCACTTGCAAAACAGGGTGCAAACAAGGGTGCAAATGCACCTGCACTTGCACACACAACCACAACCACAACCATTATTAAGGTAGATAGTAAACTATCTACCCTTACCAGCGCCCAGGGCGTGGAAGCTGAAATGGACTTCCAGCGGGTTTGGGACGCTTACCCTGGGTATGGTGGCGATGGCCAGGTTGGTTACGCATTCAAAGGCGGGAAGCAGGAAGCCCGTAAATCTTTCTTAAAACTTTACACAAACACAAAGGACATCGACCGTGCAGAATTTATCAACCGCCTTATCCAAGGCGCAGGAAAATATAAAGCATTCCTCGAACAATCCGGCCAGCGCGGAAAACACTGCGTCACATGGCTTAACCAGCACGGCTGGGAAGACGATTACACAATCAGTCGCCAAACCGGCAATCAATTATCGCAAGGGACTGGCCGTAGCCAAAGACCAGGCTATAGCGATTCAGTCATTGATGCAGCAGGCCAAGCCCTGGAACACATACGAAACCGTGAAAGTACCTAGTGAAGTTGAAGGCTATGGACCACGGGTTGGTACGGTATCAAAACCGAATTACCCGGAACTGACGCCAGCACAAAGGGCGGAGGTTGAAAACAACCTGCTGCCGTCATCAGCTGAAACGACCATCATGTTGCTTACCAGGATGTCAATGCACAAGCGTATGACGGTGGACCCAAAGCAGCAACACGCAACATTTATAGATTATGCCGACTTCCTGGGAGGGCTGCCTGAATATGCCATAGCCCTGGCTGTTATTGATTACATTGAAAATGAGGAATCAGAGTGGTTCCCAACACTTTCAAAGTTAAAGAAAAAAGCTACCGGTTATGTGGTATCTGGAGTTTATTTTAAAAATAAATAAAAAAGTGCTTGCGAATCGGTACCGTTATCTGTTACGGTACGTTGTCTTAACGAAAAACGCTTTAACAAAGGAACCAGCCATGTTGGCAAAAACAAAACAATTCCTACACCTATATGACTTTAGCCAGGACGGCGATGGTATCGAAACTTTTCAGCTGAACGGTCAACGTGGTGATTATCACTATGTTATTACCGGCCAGCGTGAAGAGGGCGAACAGCCAACCTTTATCAAAATGATTGTTGCCCGTTCCGGCAAAGCATACACCGACTGGAAAAACATTGTTTTCAAGGTTCCGCGCTTTGAAGGCCTGATGGACCTGATAGACGACGCAACCGCCGACATCAACACAGATTATACAGAACTTAACCGGGCCGACGAGGACCATAAGGAAAGACAAGAAAATGCCAGCTTTTGAAAAACCATACGAATTTACGCTCAAGATGCCAGACATGGAACTGACCATCGTTGCCGACCTGGATTTTGATTTTACTGTCCTGGACGTCGAGGCATCCAACTGCATCGATGGGAATATCCTGCAGCTGTTTACAAAAGTGCGCCGCATGGACCGTTCCGGAAAACCCCGTGAACATGACGGCCGCCTGGTGAATAGCAAAATCAACCACGACAATGGCACCATACAGATGACTGTGGAATTTTCTGACCTGTACCTGAAGCTTTGGGATGTAGCCATGGCATCGGCAACCTGGGCAGTAAAGAACCGTTTGATTGTTGTCGACCTGGGCGACGACCAGATACTGGAATACATTATCAGCAACTGCACTTTTTAGGAGAAACCAGAATGAGCGTTTTACAATTTCATAATACCCACGTCGACATCATCAACAAAAAAATCAAAACCATGGGGCAGCTGGTTGCTGACCTGGAAGCTGTTGCCGACCGTACTATGGGCGATGACCGTTACATCATCAAAAAGGCTGTGCGTGTCATCGTGGAAGGTATGGGCGCGGTTCGTGCCGAAGCTGTACGGCATGAACGCTTGGCTGAAGCTGTAAAGGCGGTGGCATAATGGGACTGTTATATACCGAAAAATGGACAAAGGTTCGCTTTATCGACCAGGAAATTGGCAATGATGTTTATTGCGTAAAATGGATTGTCGAACAGGAAGAAACCTGGTTGAACCATTTCCTGGGCGCCATCATGCTGCTTGGGATTATCGTCTGCCTGGTGCTGCTCTTTGTTGGATTCGGGGGGCAATACTGATGCGTATGGAAAATCCAACCATCAAAATAGGAACCACGTTCAATGCCGATACCGGGGAAATTTTCCAGGAAACGGATATGACTGGGCAAATTTATCGAACTGTCATTGCAACCCAGGAGAAACAAATACGCGATGCGCTGATTGCCCTGGGATGGACGCCACCAGGCGGTATGCCGGTGACCCGGCCGGTCAATGCGTATGCCAAGGGCGTTACCCGTGCTTGTGATAATTGCGGGGCGCCTTACCAGGTGCGCCAGTCTGACCTGGACCGTGGATGGGGTAAATGTTGCAGTAAGGCCTGCGCTGCCAGCCATCGTGAAAAGAAAAGCGATACATTGCCGGTGACTTTTCCAAAGCTTGATGCCTGGAAATACCAGACGCCACCGGATAAAGCATACCTGGGCAATCCCGGTCCGGGTGACGATTACGAAGACGACTTTTAAATTTTAACCACAACCAATAAGGAAAATAACAATGTCCCAAAATATCGGCCATAATAACCCACCGGCAGAAATGCCAACCGAAGAGCAGCTGAAGTCCCGCCTGGAAATCGACCATAAGGATGTCCTGGCCCGTGCCAAAAAGCTTATCGAGGCATCCGACCGCTGCACTGAACCGGCAAACGACGAAGAAGCTGGTAAAATCACTGACTATATCGGCCAGATTAACAAGGCCAAAAAAGCCCTGGAAGATGGCCAGAAAAAAGAAAAGGCACCGTTCCTGACCCTGGGTCGTGTTGTCGATGGCCTATTCAAACGTGAAGCTGACAAACTGGACGTTGCCAAAGCGAAACCACAAAAATTCCTGAACGCCTGGCTGCAGAAAAAAGATGACGAAGCCAGGGAAGCTGCACGCATCGAGGCCGAGCGCCTGAAAAAAGAGGCTGACGAACGTGCAGCTGAAGCCGCCAAGCTGGAAGCCGGCGACATGAACAAAGAGGCAGACAAAGCCCTGACCCAGGCCGTCCGGATTGATAACACTGCCCAGCGATATAACAACCTGGCCACCGGCCGCACGTCACTGGGTGTTGCCCGTGGTGCTGAAGGTTCCACGGCTGGCCAGCGCAAAGTCTGGGTTGCTGTTATTGAAGAACCCGCAAAGGTCGATTTAGAGGCCCTGCGCCCTTATTTCACCCTGGAAGCTGTCCAACAAGCTGCCAACGCATTCATGCGTGCTGGCGGCCGGGAATTGGCTGGCGTGACCATCAAAGAAACTGTTAGCGCGGTGGTGCGATAATGGGAACGATTTGTGTATTTATCGGTGGACCAAAGGCCGGCACCGTTATGGAAGTTGAGAACAATGCCCAAGTGGTTGAGTTTGCCGCATCACCTAAGCCTTTCCGCGATTTTTTGAATTGCAACGATATTGCCAATCATACAATGGAAATCATCCGGTATCATCGCCAGCTGATTAATGTCGATGAACACGTTGCTACGGTTTTTGCCCATAAAGGCCTGAACAACCTGGACGCATTCAATGAATTGCTGCGTGGCTATGTCAAGCTGCACGAAAAAAAGGTGAAGCCATGAGAGAAAACGAACCGGCATTACTGCCAGAACCAACGCCCAGCAAAGGCCTGGGCGGGTTACCCCACCATGTTTATATGCAGGCACAACGCGCCGGGTATGGACAATCCAAGGGCATTATCAAAGGGTGGTTCAAAGCTGAAAAGGAACGCCTGAAGGCAGAGGCCAAAGCCAAACGCGAAAAACTTCGTGCTGAAGCCAAAAAGCTGAAGGAACAGGAGAAAGCCGAGAAACTGGCAAAAAAGCTGGCAGCCAAGTCTATTCCGCCCTTATCCAGGAAGCCATCCGCGCCGGATACACCAGGAACAATGAGCCTGGCCGAGCAAAAGAAGCGGCTATCCGATTTGTCTGCGATAGATACGGCAAACGCCAGGGCAAAGCTGTCGGCCGATGACCGCATGAAAGACTGGAGTAAATAACATGGCCACGAAAATTTTACGTGATACCGACGGAAAGCCCCTGTTTTATCAGGAACAGATGCGGAAATGTATGCGCGTCGTGACCTTCTGCCAGGCCGCCCTGGAAAAAATCCCGGCCAGGTCACGCACCGGTGAACAAAAATACGCCCTGGAACAGGCCGTTGCCCTGGATAAAGCCTACCAGAAATACCTGGAAGAAGTGAGGGAAGACGATGCCAAGCGTAAAGTCTGATTACCGTGTTATCGAATTAACCAAGGGCTGCGTTGCCATCATCAGCGCCCAGGATTACCGCAGGGTAAACCGCCATAAATGGTACACGCACCAATCAGCCGGCAGCAAACGTGGCCCAGGGTATCCTTATGCCAGAGCCTGTATCAACGGCAAAAAGGTATATCTACACCGGTTTATCATGGATGCCGGGCCGGATGTTGAAGTCGACCACAAAAATCACCAAACCCTGGATTGCCGGCGCCCGAATTTAGAATGCGTCACGCCATCCGAAAACAAACTGCGAAAACGAGCTAGAAGGAAAACAAAGATATGACCACGGAAAAATTGCCAACCCTGCATAAAATCATTACCGACGCCATCCGCGAACGGGTTCTGTTGCTTGGTGGCCGTATGAAGGCTGCTGAAAGCCTGCAGATGAACATTGCCACCCTCAACAAGAAACTGAAAACGACCGACTTTGTTTTTAGCAGAAGGAATACATAATTATGAACAGGTTTTCAATTTATCACGCCTTCTGCAAAGTCATAAAAGAGCATGATTTTGTAATTGGTACATCGCTTTTGACGATGGAAGACAAAGTAACTGGAACCGAATACTGGATATGGGGACCACTGACCTTTGGAACATGGTCTGAAAACGTAATCAAACGTCACGAGTTTTACTCATTCCCATTCCCTGTAAACATAATGTGCTGGTGGAAGGCCCGGCCGTTAATCAAAAAACTTAAATATGACCACAAATATGGCCGCCTGGTCAAAGACTGCAAAACAATCCTGGAAGGAAAAAACAATGCAAAAAGTGCTTAGTGACATTAAATTCGAGCGTATGCGCCAGATGAACAAAGGATACAAAGCCGACCATGACGACCAATACCAGCACGGGGAATTGCCCAGCGCTGCAATCTCGTACACCCTTTCAGCCGGCGGTAACGATATGGATGCGGAAGTGTCCTGGCCCTGGCCGATAGAACTGTATGACAAGGCATCAGAAAAGCCGATGCGCCAGAAACTGGTCATTGCGGCCGCGCTGTTGGTTGCTGAAATCGAACGCCTGGACCGGGTGCAATAGTGAATTACTATAACGAATTTAACCCAGAAAGCGCCGCGATGTTGCGGCAGATGATGGCCGATGGCCTTATACCAGAAGGATTTATAGATGAACGGTCAATTACAGAGGTTTCAGCAGATGACCTGCGGGGCTACACCCAGTGCCATTTCTTCGCCGGAATTGGTGGTTGGTCATTCGCCCTGCAGTATGCAGGCTGGCCAGAAAACAAACCCGCTTGGACTGGTTCCTGCCCATGTCAGCCTTTCAGTCCTGCCGGACGACAAAAAGGTAAAGCAGATGACCGCCATCTATGGCCAGTCTGGCAGAAACTCATTGCCGAGTGCAAACCTGCAGTCGTATTTGGAGAACAGGTTAAGGACGCAATTACCCACGGGTGGCTTGACGATGTTTATGAAGGGCTGGAAGCGGAAGGCTACGCCGTCGGGGCGGCTATTTTACCAGCTTGCAGTGTTGGCCGGCCGCACAAGCGCGAAAGATTATTCTTTGTGGGCTACGCCGAACACCATGGATTACATGACACAGCGCAGCCAGGAAGCGAAAGACCGCCAATTCAGCACGACCCGCAAGGGCAGGACTGCGCCAGCGAATTTGCGGGAACAGGTCGACCCAGCGATGTGGCCGACGCCAACCTGTTCGGATATGAAGCCGGAATCCATAGCGACACAACGGGCGCGGAACGCCAGGATGATAGCTGCAGGCAAGACCAAGGGTTGCGGCAGTCCGGGATTATCGAGCCTGGTGACTGGGTTCTCTGTCCTGACGGGCGAAGCCGGCCTGTTAAACCCGGCATTCCCTTGCTGGTTGATGGGGTTCCCGACCGCCGCCCTCTCATCCATGGTTTTGGCAATGCAATCGTATTGCAAGCCGCAGCGGCGTTCATCAAAGCGTCAATCTAAGGAAGAGGTGAAACCATGACCCGCTGGGAAGAATTTAAACTGTTGGTTGGTACCGTGATGTTTTGCGTATTTGTTATATGGATGCTGGTACTTATGCCATCCTGCACCATGGAGGTCATCGAGCGATGGAACAAATAAGCTGTCAAAAACAGGCCAATTTATACAGCTTCTTTGTCTTGACACTGTTTGCGGCCGAATACAAAGCCCTGTGCCTGGAGGCTGAACACTTTGAAACCGAAGCCTGGGCGGCAGCTGAAATCCTGAAGCACGAGCAATTCCCCACGTTCCTGGTCGTCGACGCCTGCACCGGCACCGGTATCCTGTCTGAAGCGGCCAGGGCCGTCGGCCACGAAACCGTCGCCATCGATAAAATTGACTGGGGATATGATGATACCTGGGTCCAGGACTGGCTGAAACTGAATGCGTACCAGTTTCAGCTGGACATTGCCCATAAGCGCTTCAGCGTGTTTATGAACCCGCCCTTTACACTGGCTGAAGAATTTGTTGAGCAAGCTCTGGCCCTGGGCGCCGAGAAGGTCATCTGCTTCCAGCGCCTGCCCTGGTATGAAAGCGAAGACCGCCAGGCCTTCTGGGATAGGGTGCCATGCACCAAAATTTATGTCTGCGGCAACCGGGTCACCTGCTGGCGTAACGACATCAGCCCGGAAGAGCGCAAGGCCAGGTCCGGGTCATCGACGGCATACGCCTTTTACGTCTTTGAGCCAGGCACCAGCCAGAAACACCCAACCG